CCCTCTATGTGATCGGCGCTCCACCAGACTGGACGCTGAACGGACCGAGCGGCCTCGTCTCCGCGCGCGTCCAGGCCGACTGCTGGGGCGAAACCTATCTGGCGTCCAAGGCCGTGGCTGACGCGCTTCAGGACGCAGGTCCCGCCGTCGGCCAAGCCGAGGCCGGCATCAAATTTAAGGGGTGCGTGAGGCTGGACCGGCAAGGGCCGGAAGGCTTCGGCGAAAGCCCTAACCGTCTCTACCGCACGCGGATCGATCTGCGTGTGACCTTCAGCCCCGCCATTTAAGGAGATCATCCATGGCAGATTCCGAAGCCACCATCGGCCTTGGCACTTCGTTCTCGCATCGCACGTCGGCGGCGGGTGTCGTGCCTGCCGTCTACGCCGAAGTCGGCGAGGCGGTATCAATCCAGCCACCGCAGCCGACGCGCGAGACGCAGGACGTCACGCATCTGAAGTCGCCGAACGGCACGCGCGAATTCATCGGCACGCTGCGTGACGGCGGCGAGGCCAGCGTGATGTTCAACTTCACCCCTGCCGCCTATGCCAAGGCCTCGGCGCTGTTCCTGCTGGACGGCGTGCAGGGCTTCCGGATCGCCTATCCCGAGGGTGACACCGAAGACTTCAACGGCATCGTCACCGGCAAACCCAGCGAACCGATCGAGGTCGACAGCGTCCGCCGCTTCAACCTGCCGATCAAGGTCAGCGGCCTGCCCGTCTACACCGAGGCCGAATAACATGGGGAACGTCACCAAGGGCGAAGTCACCCTCGTGGCCGCTGACGGCCCCAATGCGGGGACCTACACGATGGTCCTGGACTTCAACGCGCTGTGCGATCTGGAAGAGGTCATCCCGAACATCATGGGTGGCCAGTTCGAGATGAAGTCGCTGAAGGATGTGCGGCGCATCTTCCAGGCCGCACTGAGCGAACACCATTCCGATCTGGACGAAAAGGCCGTCGGTCGCATCGTCCAGTCGGTCGGTCTTGATGTGGCCACCGACAAGCTGACCGAGGCGATGAAAGCCGCTTTCCCGGAGGCCAAGGGAAAAAAGGCAAACCCTCCGAAGGGGCCAGCGAAAGCTGGTGCTGGGAGCGCGCACTAGGTCTCTGGATCGAGGCAGGTTTCGACGAGGCGCGGTTCTGGAAGCAGACACCGCGTCTCTTCGTCATCGCGCTGAACGCCAAGGGTCGGGTGCGGGAGCGGGAGCAGCAGGACCGTGCCTGGCTGGCCTGGCACACCGCAGCCCTTCCCCGGATGAAGACCTTCCCGACGCTTAGGGACTTCACCCAAGGCAAGGCCAAGCCCGCCATCCAGACCACGTCCGAGATGCGGCGAGCCTTCTCGGCCTGGCGTGCTGCCGCCGGGGCCGAATGACGGCCAGAAACTGAACACAGATAAAGAGGTGACCGATGGCCGGAGCTGTGATCGGTGCGCTGCGCGTCGACCTGGGGCTGGATACAGCCGCATTCGAAGCCGGCATCAGCCGTGCCCAGAAGCAGATGCAGGCCATGGGGCAGCGGATGCAGAGGGTCGGCACCCAGATGGCAGCGGTCGGGACCGGGATGACGGTCGCGATCACGGGTCCGCTGGTCGCATTGGGCGTCGCAGCGTCCAAGGCGGCGACCGAGGCCCGCAGCGCGATGGCGCAGGTCGAAGCGTCGCTGAACTCGATGGGTGCCGCGTCCGGCAAGACGAAAGAGGAGCTGGCGGGCCTTGCCGAAGGGATCATGTCGCGGTCGCTGTTCGACGACGACGAGATCCTGAAATCGGTGACGGCCAACCTGCTGACTTTCGGGCGTGTCAGTGGCGATGTGTTCGACCGGGCGCAGCAGGTGATTGCGGACTACTCCACCAAGACAGGACGGGACCTTCTCGGTTCCACCATGCTGATCGGCAGGGCGCTGCAAAACCCGATCAAAGGAATGACCCAGCTCGGTAAGGCTGGTGTGATCTTGTCCGATCAGCAGATGCAATTGATCCGATCAATGACGGAAGCCGGCAACGTCGCTGGGGCGCAAGCTATCATTCTGGGCGAGTTAGAAACCCAGTTCAAAGGATCTGCCCAAGCCGCGCGAGATGCCGATCCAATGGCCGCGCTGATGCTCCAGATCGGCGAGGCGATGGAGACGGTCGGGGCGGTCATCAACCGCGTGCTGCCGCCCGTGGTCGCCTTCGTAGGGAAACTGCTGGCAGCTTTCCAGGGCATGTCCCCGCAGATGCAGACGGTGATTGTCGTCGTCGCCGCCGTCGCCGCTGCCATCGGTCCTCTTCTGATCGTATTCGGTGCCTTGGTCGCTTCGGTTGGTGCAATCGTGAGCGCATTTGCGGCTGGGGGTCTACTCGCAGTGCTCGCGCCGCTCTTGCCCGTGATCGCTGGCGTGGTGGCCGCTGTCGCGGCACTCGTCGTCGGCTTCCTTGTCTTCAAGGACAAGATCATGCCGGTGCTTAAAGACCTGTGGAAGACGGCACAGGAAACGCTGGGACCGCCGCTGCAGGAACTCTTTGCGGCAGTGTCTGAGTTCGCGGGTGCGCTGGCGGCGGCGTTCAAGCGCTTCCTGGAAAGCGACATCGGCAAGACGCTGATGGCGGTGTCGGCCACGATGAACCGTATTCTCGGCGGCGTGGTGATCGAGATCCTCAAAACCCTGATGCGCGTGGCAGGAGAGGTTGTCGGCCTGATCGCCACCGGGTTCCGCGCCCTGAGCGCCCTGCTGCGTGGTGATTTCAGCGGAGCCTGGAACATTCTGAAAGAGGGCGCGGGCAAGGCCCTATCGGGCATCGTCGATGCCTTTGGCGACCTGGCCACCAAGGCCGTCGATTTCATGGGCAAGCTGGTGAACGGCGTCGCCCTCTGGATGGGCCGCAAGCTCTACGATCTGGTCGTCAAGCCGGTGAAGAAACACCTGGACGATGTCGGCGGCTTCTTCTTCGATCTTTACGATGCCGTCGTGGGTCACTCCTACATCCCGGACATGGTCGAGGGCGTCGCGGCTTGGATGGCCAAGCTGGATGCGGGGATGGTCGTGCCTGCCCGCAATGCGACCGAGGCGGCGGCTGAACAGTTCCAGAAGCTGCGCGACGACGTCGCCGTCATCATGGACGGGCTTCTGAGCGACAGCGAGCGTGCGGCCCGCGATCTGAACGCCAAGCTGGCCACGATCCGGGCGGCGGTCGCCGACCCTCGCCAAGGCGTCTCGGCCGAACTGGGCGCGCGTCTCGAATACGCGGTCGCCGCGGAAGGGATGACCCTGCCCGAACGTGTTTCGATCACGCCTCTGGAAATCAATCAGGACCTCAAGGAGGCGTTCGAGGGCGGGGCCAATGCCGCGCGGGACAAGCTCAATCAGGCCGCCGACGAGTTCGCCGACCGCTTCTCACGGGGCATCGAGGCGGCGCTGAACGGCGACATTCGGGGCGTGTTCGAGTCCATCTTCGGCGACATGCGCAGCCTGATCACCGACCTCGGCCGCACGCTGTTTCAGATGATGAACAGCGGCGGTGGATCGGGCGGTGGCGGCGGGTTCAACCTGGCCAGCATCGGCAGTGCGATCAGCAGTGCCCTGGGCGGTCTGCCCAAGTTCGCCAACGGCGGCACGATCAAGGCGGGCGGTTCGGGCGGTATCGACAGCCAGCTGGTCGCCTTCTGGAAGTCGCCGGGGGAACAGGTCGACATCGGCGCGCCGGGCTTCAACCGGTCGGGCGGCGGCAACGTCTTCAACTTCGACAACAGCGGGGCGGTGATGACGTCCGACTTGCTGATGCAGATGGAGACGATGGCGTCTTCGTCGGGCGGGGCCGCCATCCGGGGCGCACGTGACGTGGTGCCGCGCGACCAGGCCAAGGCCAGCAAATACACCCTGGGGCGCCGCTGATGGTGGCTGTCGCCCTGCCCAGCACGCCGCCCCCGGCGGGTATGAGCATCGCCAAGGTCAGCGCGGCCAACGTCCTGACGTCGGCGATGCAGGGGTCGGATTCGGAGATCGATCGCAAGGGCGAGCGATACGCCCTGACGTTCACGATGCCGTCGATGTCCTACGTCGAGAGCATGGCGTGGTCCGTCTTGGGTCGAAAAGGCATCACCGTCGTGATGGAGGTCCAGCAGCCTGGCCTCGACGTGGGCGAACCGGGTTTGCCCCGGGTGAAGACGGCCGGGCAGCAAGGCGTGTTCCTGCTGATCGATGGTCTGGCCGTCGGCTACACCCTGCGCGTCGGGCAGTTCCTGTCGTTGATCGTCGCGGGCCAGCGATACCTGCACCGGGTGGCCGCCCAGGTTGCCGCCGGTGGCGATGGCTCGGCCCTCGTCGAACTGCAGGAGATGCTTCGCGTGTCGCCGCCCGACAATGCCGTGGTCGAGATCGTGGACCCGAAGGTCGAGGGTTACGCCCGCGATGTGGGCGAGGTGTCGGTCGGCATCGACCGACGTGTCGGCATCCAGTTCACCGTTCGTGAGCGCGAGTGATCAGCGGTTCGACTTGTAATCAGCAGCCCGCCAGTTCGGGTCACGAGGATCTTCGGGAAATGGCAAATCTTCTTCCAGCTGGAAGCTCTTCAGAAACGAGAGCAGCGCTAACGCCTGCATCAGCGGGATGGTCATATGCCGTCGCTCCGTCTCAGTGTCGAACTGAAGTTCGATCCCTACCGGGCGGCCGTCAGGTGACCTTCCTACACGGAGCCCGTGTATTTGATCCACGTGATCAGTAGGTATCACGCCGGGCGCATAGCCAGCGACGGTTCCATAAACTTCGGTCATTTCAGCCTCCGGATCAGGACACGAGCCTGCCGCGTCTGGAACTCGCCGTCACCCTGAAAAATAATGCGCATGGAGGCACGGTATGGATGCCGCTCTGGAAGCCGCCTACCGCGACGTCTCTCCGGTCGCGGCGTCGCTGGTTCGCCTCGATCTGCCGGGCGGTGCTCTGTGCCTGACCGATGGTGGTTTCGTCGTCTTTGATGCCGGCGAGGGGGATGGTGCCGAGACCTACACCCAGCGCCATCCGGTTTACGGAACGCTCGGCGACCTGCCCTCCATCAAGGACGGGGCCGAAGAGCAGACGACGCGGGTCGAGGTGGAGGTCCTGCCTCTCTCCGATATCGCCGTTGCGGCCCTGGCCTCTCCGACCCTTCAAGGCGTCCGGGTTCAATGGTGGGAAGCCGTCGTCAATCGCTCGTCTGGTGCCTTGATTGGCCAGCCGCTGTTGAAGTTCGATGGCGAGCTGGACAAGCCCCGGTTTCGGGTCGGCGAGGGTTGGGCCTTGACGCTGGAATGCGGCACCCAGGCGGAACGGATGCTGGAGCCCAATGCCGACTGGCGTCTGAACCACGCCTTCCACACCCGCATCTGGGGACCCGGCGAACTGGGGCTGATCAATGTCGATGGCGTCGCCCGCAAGGTCGAGTGGCGCAAGCGTCCTGAAAACCCCGGCCTGTTCAAGCGGCTCCTCAAAATCTTCAGCCCACTGCTCGCGGGATAGCCATGACAACAGTGTTGAGGCGGCAGGCTGCGACGCAGGCCTGCATGGATCGTTTCGCCGGAAAGCCGGTGGACTGGGTGTTCCGGCATTGCGGCAAGCTGGCCGCGCACGCCATGCACAAGATGGGGCGCAAGGCGGTCCTGCTGACGAACTGTCGTGCGACGACGGCGGCGGGCGCGGTGAAATACATCCGGACCGCAGGGTTCAAGGATCTGGTCGACCTGATGGATGCGACTGGCCTGGCCCGCATTCCGCCGGCGGCTGCACTGCCGGGAGACATCGTCGCGCTGGCCAGCGAGCCGAATGACGGCTTCGGATGCTCGCTGACCGTGGCGCTCGATAACGGACGGGTGCTGGGCTGCAATCCGGTTACCGGCGTGATTGAGCCGATGATTCCCCACATCTTCGTCGCTGCCTGGAAGGTCTAACGCATGCCTTTCCTGCTACCGGCCGCCGCTTCGGCCATCGCCGCCGCTGCGCCTGCGGCGGCGGCCGCGACAGCTTCGGCGTCTGTCACCGCTACCCTGACCTCGATTGCGACCAAGATCGCCCTGAACGTGGCGATGAGCGCGGTGATGTCCGCCCTTCAGCCGCCCGTGGGCGCGGCGGGCCGCACCTCGGAATGGACCCTCAGCCCGGACGGGCCGATCCCGTTCGCGGCGGGCCGGATCGGCGTGGCGGGCTCGGCGGTCCATCGGGACACATTCGGTCCCGACCTGATGTATCTGGGGGTGCCCTCGGTCCTGTCCGGCGCGGGGCCAATCGACGGTTACGAGAGCTTCAAGGCCGACGACGAGACCGTGACGTTCGATGCCACTGGCAAGGCGATCACCA